GAGGCTCTCGAATTTCGAGAAGTGATCGAGGTAGATCTTGTTCTCATCGAACTGCTTTGCCCAGATGTAGAGAAGGCTCGAGAGTATTTGAGCGGGGCCGAGTTTCGAATCCCTGGGCGTGTCACCCTCGTAGGGATAAGACTCAGCGACTGGCCCTTCTTCAGTTTCAAACCCTTGGGCCTCCTGTCCAAGAGCAAAGTACTGGTCCGGCACGAGTTTCGTGATAAGATTCGGATTCTTCTCATCGTACAAGGAAGCGCTTGTCAACAGATCAGCGTTGAGCGTCACCAGCGAAGGGAAGTCCGGGAAGAGGACTGGGTGCTCGTAAGACCTTTCAACGACCCTTGGAGAACCGTCACTGCCGTTCTTTAGGGAGTTTGAGAAGTTGGTGACGTAAGAGTGAAGACCGTTACCGCTCGTGTCTATTACTAGGGAAGACTGCGAGTAGCTCCCAGAGGGTTCGTTGAACTTGTAGTAGAGCTTCAGGTGTTCTGAGGGTTCTGCCGACGCAGAGACTAGCGACAGGATCTCATCAGCGGATCTTGCTTTGTGATAGACTTTGAAGTCGTCAAGAGAACCGCTGAAGGTCACTGTCGGAGTGAAATCGATTCCTGTTCCGAGATGCGTGCTACCGCTGCCGATGAGGAGAGCGGTTCCTCTCGTGTCAAAGTCCGCAAACTCGTATGAAGTAGACGAAGAGACAGCGAGGGCGCCATTGACATACAGGAAGAGCCTATTGGTGCCGGGTTTCCTGTTGAACTGTGCGCAAATGTCATTCCACGAGCCCTTGTTCAGGAATGTCGAGACACCGAGCGCGGCGCTTCCTGACGTGGCGTAGAAGTTGACAGAAGCAGAAGTCACAGAATCAGATTTTGAGAGGAAGAGTGAATAACCGCTTGAACCTGAGACTCTCTGAAGAAGAGTCGAATTCTGGTTTGACTCACCGGGTACGAAAACCCTGAACTGAAAAGATAGGCTGCCCGCACCGGGATCAAGTATCGCGGATCCGTCGTCTTTCTTTGAGATTGCGCTTAGGGTTGCTCCAGCTATGTCATTGACCTTGATGTAGCTGTTATTTCTGAACGCAAGAGAGTTGAGACTCTTCGGAAACCTGTCGTAGACTCTCTTCTCGAAACCTGTAAGAGAATCTATGAAAGAGTTTATCTCACCTGATGTCCCGTCAAACGGGAAATTGTTGATGATAGTGTCAAAAGCAACGTTGACAGCAACTTCTGCGGAGCCAAAGAAAACATGCTCTTCGAACTTGTCCCAGTCAAGAGGCACCTGCTGAGTTGAACGAAGAGGAGATCCCGGTGGGTCAAACCTGAATGAAGCGGTTGTAGAGGTCGTCTCTACGAGATCGTTGCCCCGCAGTCTGAGCTCGGGAGCACCAGAGGCCTGCTTGAGCGGGAAACCTGCCGGTCTCTGAAAGACTGCCATGTCAGTTCCTCAGCATGAAAGTGTATCCAGAGTCCATGAGAATTCTCTGCCTTCCATTGTAGTTCACTCTGAGCTCAAATTTTACCGGTCTTCCGTACGGTATTGAGTCACTGTAGAACTCGAAAAAGTTTCCGTTCTCATCGACAGAGAGCTTTGTACCCACATCGTCAAAGTCAATGTAGACCTGATCACTGTGCAGGTCAACGACCCTGTAGTGGCCGATCATCGGTTGTGGGCTTCTCGACAGCGGAATTTTCACCGCCTTGTCCTCGTTAGTGAGGTCAAAGAACCTGCATCTCACGAGAACCCTGGTGCTGTCAGGAGATTCTTGCGGACCTGAGCACCTGACGGTGAGGTGACTATCATCGTAGATGTTACCTTGTGGATCGTTCTTCGTGATTTTGAGAGTGCCGCTCCTGAAGATCACTGTTCTGTCAAGCGATGACCAGACCTCGTCAAAGGTCACCGAGCCTGTCGCAAGTATGTGATCAGCAAGCGTCACTGATCCGCTCACCACTGTCATGTCATTCGACCTGATGATGAAGGGAGAACAGTAGGCACCGGTCACAAACTGCGATGCAAGGTCCTGGGACCCCGTGAAGTATTGAGTGAAAGAACCAGTGCTGAGCCTGAGGAGTAAGCAATTTGATCCGATCACCTGAGTGAGTGAACTACCTGATATCAGGTTCGACCTTGAACCTCTCACGTTATTAGAAATGTAGAGAGTACCAGAAGTGTCGAATGTCGCGAATTTCCTGTCATCAACGCGACTGTCATCAAAGAAGACCTCGATCCTTGGACGGACAAGAGAGTTCTTCACGTGTCTTGAAGCAAACCTCTTCACGAATCTCGTGACCGTGTCGGTCTCTTGACTACCCGTGAAAGAAAGTCGGAAAGAAGAAGCTGGAAGCAGTCCGACTATTGACGCAGAGACAAATTCTGTGATGTCAACTTCGAGATCCTCATTCCCAAGCGGAAACAACTGTTTCTTTTCGAAACTGTGAAGACCGTTAGCGTCTCCAAAATTACCAGACGTGTAGTAGTCTACGTCATTTGACCCGAGAAGACCGCCCGAACCAGCTCCTGTCACGTACCAGGGAGTCCCTTCACTCGAAGACAAGAAATTTGCTTGGTCAACATCGGCGAAAGCCGTAACGTCTCTTCCCAGTCCTTCCTCAAAGTTAGAGCGAAGCGGAAACAGAGAGACCGTGAAATTAGACGGGACAGGTTGACCAGCGGAGACACTGTTCATCTTCAGAGAAGCTCTGAAGTTATTCAGATTCAGTGAAGAAGATGAGAGGTTTCGAAGCCTTCCGTAATCAAACGTGAGGAGAAGACGAGAGAGCTCGATTGCTCCACTGATTACGGTCGACTCATCGTAGAGCTTGAAGAGGTCGAGAGTACCCGCTCTTCCGACGTTACCAGACACGACTCTCAGCGAGTCGACAATCTTATCGGTGATGTAAGTATCGGCCGAGGCCGTGACAACAAGAAACATCTTTCAGCCCGTGGAGACGATTACGTCAAAGTTAGGATACCTGAGCTCAAATATGGAGCCGGGAGGACCCACTATGAGTCCCTTGATGATATTCGTGTTGACGTCAAAGTACACGTCAGAGTACTCCCTACCGTCTATCTGACCTCTCATGTTCTGAAAGTCCAGCCTCGTGACCGAGAGAACTCCGGGAACGTTGATGACAGCGTTCACCACGTCGGCGATCTGTAGAGACTGATCGATCTGGAAGTTTCTGATGTTCAATCTCTCTTGGATTGCGAGGATCACGTCCCTGATGACATTACTCACGTTGGCGTCGGGAGTGGGTATGATCGATACGCTGACCGAGTAGTTGATGATTCTGGAGTCTACGACGTCTATTGCGTCTGAGATGAGCCTGTACTCGTTCAGATACTTCTTGATGTTCTTCTTCAGAGTGTCAGGAGACTGTATCAGCTTCCCTCTCTCGTCCTGGGAGAGTATGAAGAGCTGGGACGCCAGCGGGTTGTTTGGGTTTGACCTCACCCCAGCCCTGAAGACTCGACCAAACTTTGACGGAAGAGAATAGACACGAGCTATCAAATCCGCCTTTGTGACAACCCGCTGCTGGGCATTCCTTGCGGCGGGGATAAGAGCTCTCATCTGATCTATGGTCGGTGCTGGAGCTCCTCCAGTGGCAGGAACATCATTGAGAACGTCAAGAGAAGCTCTCACCGAACTCGCTATCGAAGCTGCGGGCGAATTCCTGAACTCGATTCTGATGCTCCTGATTGACCTGATCGTGTTGACTCCCACGTTGTGGTTGATTCCGCCACCGGCCCTATAAGAGACAGTGAGAGTAGTCGATACAGGAGAAACTCCGAGAGTCTTACTCCTGAGCAGTGAGTTCGGATCAAGGGAGAATCTCGGAATCGTGTTGCGACCGTAAGTTGGAAGCGAGAGCTTCGAGGGGTCTGGGAACACATCGTCATCGGCAAAAGTCGGATCGCCGCCGCCGAATTGAAGCGTTGTCTTCCTGTTCTGGAGGTTCACGTTTGTCATGAACCTCCGCGGAGCAGGAACAACCTCGAGGCTCTCTCTTACAAGGTTGTTGTCCTCGTCCTTGTTCACGACGCCGAGGAAGACAGTGTCTTGTGTGAGGCTCTCTACTTCATACCAGTTGTTGCCGTCAGTGTCCGTGATCGAGATAACCTCGCTTACGTTTGCGTTGGTGAGAGTCACTGTTCGAAACGGCTGGTAGCTGGACGGGAACGTGAAGTTCTCAGTGTAGATCTTGCCTGAGACTGCTGTGACTTTCCTGCTGAGGATGAAAGTGAGGGGAACACCGGTCGCAGAAGTGTCTCCCACCTGGGTCTTGGCAAAGAGATTGCCGAACCTGTCGGTCTCTGCAAAGTCGAGATCCTCGACAGTTGAGAAGCTCACGCCATTGGTAGAGTCAACGACTGTGTTCTCAAGAATGACGGGGAGGGAAGTTCTGTCAGGGACTATCCTGCCTGCTGTCGTGATTGCCGGGACTTCAATGAAGAATGTGAGAGTCACGGTCGCGGGTGATTCACCGACTATCTTCACGCCGTTGTTCCGTATGAGCCTCTCGATATTCTGTATCTCTACGGCGTCGCTCCAAGAGAGTTCCCTGAACTGGTGGTCCATGTAGTATGACATGTTGTCGCCGACTGCGGCGGCCATGTCCAGCATCAGTCCGCCCACTGAGGCTTCGCTGAAGTCTTGGATCTTGTCTGGGAAGAAAGTCTTTGCGTATTTCAGGAGTTCTGTCCTGAAGTCGCCGTAGTCCTTTGCAAGGTAGGACCTAATCGGAGATGTTTTCTTGTTCGCTGCCATCATCCCACCGAATAGAGAACGACCTCGAGTTTCCTCTCGGTCTGGTTTATGAGCGGTATGCGATAAGTTATTCGAACTCCCACTCTAGCAACGCTGTTGTCAAGCGCATAGTCATTGAAGGGTTCGAAGGTCTCCAGACTCACGAAAGGGAGATACCTGCCCACAGACTCCCTGATCCTTGTCACCGCCTCGATGTCGATGTCTTCTTTCCCGAGCTCAAAAGTCAGCTCCTTGAGGTTGGCACCGAAATTGTAGTCCATGAGTCTCTCACCCTTGTTGGTGAGAATCAGGTTCCTGAGGTTGTCGGATATTGCATCCTCGACTCTTCTATTCATCTTGAGGAGACCATCGTCTCCTTCACCAAGCTCGAGGGGCGTCTTTATTCCGACAGGCGGAGATCGAGAAGCCTGAACGTTCCTCTCCCTGACGTCTTGGGGCGTCTCTCCAACAGACTTGAAGCTGTAGGTTCTTTGGACAGCCACCTTTGCACCTCTAGTCGATATCTATGGGGATCAAGAGGTTCCCGGTGTGACAGTAGTACCGATTGCAGGTCCTGCAACACCGTTTGCGTTGACGACCTGACCCGGGTTGATCGTGACAGTGATACTGGTGACATAAGCATCGACAGCGTTAGCAATGTCAGAAGAAAGCCTTTCAATGATAGCGTCAGGATCTGCGCCGTCCTCTGATCCGCTGTTCTTCGCAGAGATGAAGGCTTGTCTGATAGCCGTTTGCATTGTGGTCTTGCCTGGTGCTGCTATGGGCATTTACTCTCCAAAGATTCTCTTTGACTTGATATTCGGTATCTCGCTTTCTCTCGATTCCATTGCGCTTTTAAGGGTGCTTGCGGCCTGGTTCAGTTGGATGGATGGCGCGCCGTACCCAGGCGTGGTGTGCGTAGCAACCGTATCGCAGAAAGACTTCACGTCCGCCATGAATGCCTTCAGGAGATCTTCGAGCTGTTTGTACCTCACGTATGGCTGGGTCTTTCCTGGCGCTCCTTCATCTCCTTCCTCAAGTCCGCCGTCTGCGCTCGATTTGCCGATGAATATCTTTGAGCCAGTAACGAGAACTGTACCGTCTTCAAGAAGAGAAATTGCGGCGTGGTCTCCCTCGTCGGTCTTCTCTCCCTCCTTGATGATCTTTATCGAACCGTTAATGTTGTGGTCATCATCCTTTCGAGCAATGATCCTGA